AACTTCGTCGGCAGCCGGATCAAGATGTCGGACAGGAATGCTATACGGCAGAACATGAGGACGCTGATCGAATGGGGAAGCCTGTACGGAACGGCATCTCTGGTCGTCATGCACACGAACAAACTGTCGAACGTCTGGGGAAGGCAGAGGATGGCTGATTCCGCTGACCTGTGGGACATCGCCAGATGTGTGTGGATGGTCGGAGACGCAGACAGTGGTGGGATGAAATACCTGAGCCATGAAAAAAGCAATTATGGGCAGACATGCAGAACGATGCTGTTTCAGAACAGCGGAGGATTGCCCAGATTCTATTCATGGTCAGAAAAGAAAGACAGAGACTTTGTGCTTGAGGCTTCTAAGCAGAAGAATGCGCACGAAAAAGGTGACACGCTGCAGGATGTCTGCAATGCTATTCTGTCAGAGCTGGCGGAGTGCGAAAAAGGCATGGTTGCGTCCGATCTTGATTCGCTCATGATCGACCTTGGATACAAAAAGTGGCAAGTCAAAAAAGCGAAGACAGAACTGAAGAACAGCAGGCTGATAAAGTACGAAAAGCCTGTCGAAATGGGTGGCAACTGGATCATAAAAATAGTCAAATAACCTGTCCACTGTAATTTATCGACAGACTTATAAAAAATGCTTAAAAAGCCCTAAAAATAAAGTCTGATGAAAATTGACAGACTTACTACTTTTCGACAGACTAGTCTGTCAATCATCGACAGACTTATAAAGTCCTTTAAATAAAGGCTTTTCGTAAGTCTGTCGAAAAATACAGAGTATACAGGAGAATTTAAATGGAAAAACACAGCGTAGGGCGGCTGACTGTAGAAGCAAAACAGCTGGAACGTCTGGAACATTACCCTCAGGACCGCATCCCGTTCCTGAGGAACTCGATGGCCGCGACGGAAGACAGTGCAGCCTTCAGAAAGTACAGATGGGGAGAGATTACCCTGGACGACCTGAGGCGGTCAGTCGCCAGAACGAACTGCCTGCCAATCGAGGCAGTAACAGATCTTAGATTAACAACAGAATTGGAGATAACAGGATGGATGAATTACTCGAAGAAATCAGAAGATACATCGATGAAGCCAGCGAAGCGTGGGAGACCAAAGTTAAATGCGTAAATATTTAGTGACATGTGACCGCTGCGGAAAGGACTGCGGTGAAAAAGGCTACAAGGTAGTCTTTGGCTACGAAAACGAGAATACAGCCGGCAGGATCGACAGCCCGGAGACAGACAAACTCGACTTCTGCGAGAACTGTCTGAAGCAGATCCAGCAGATGGTCGTAGACTTCGCTGCTGGAAAAGAAGCAGATCCTAAGCCAGTCCAGAAGGAGAAGAAGCAGCCGAAGATCGACAAAGGCAAAGTCAGAGCGCTGCGGAATGCCGGGTGGAAGGTAAAGGACATTGCCGGCGAAATGGGATGCAGTCCGCAGGCCGTGTACAGCGTTCTGAAGGAGTTGGGAGATGGCGACGAAACAGTTGAGCCTGTTCTGGCGTCCTGAGGAAGAGCGTCCGGCAATGGTAAAGACGGAAGTGCCGGAAAAGTCACCGACATCAGAGGAAGACTACATGATCGAACTGCTTCGGGCGGCTGACGAATGCGTGAAATGCCACGTAAAGCCGGTGTTCTATACAAGCCCGAACCATATCAGTATACAGGGGTACCGGTTCACCTATGTTGGTATGAAATGCCCTCTGTGCGGATTCAGCTGCGGCGGAGCGAGCGGCGAGGACATGTACACGGTCGAACATTGGAACAAGTGCAACAGGAGCTTCAACAAGTGACGCCAGAGAGGAGAGAAGAATGAAGGTGAAATACATTGTTCCGTGCGTTTGCATTGACCATATGCCCGATGCAGGAGACGCATGTGATTACGGCATGCCCGATATTGCAGTCGGCGAAGGAGAGTGGTTTTCCTGCTATTGCCGAAACTGCGGAAGAGGTGGACGGTGGTTAGATAAAAAAAGTGCATACCATGCTTTGAAGGATTGGAATCGGCTTCAATTCAATCTATGGGGCATACGGTACGAAGAAGAGAAAGAACCGTGGGTGGAGAGCATGTACGCATTCATCTGCAAACAAGAGATGAGGAGAGAAGAATGACAAACGGCGAAAAAATAAGAAACATGTCAGATGACCAATTATGCAGATTTTTGTGGACGTTTAAAACAAACGCTATCGGTTTATTTTTGCAATATGGTGGTCAAAATCAAATGAACGCAGTTGAATTAGGGAAATGGATTAAGGCAAGCGAAAAAACATTTGTTTGCAATGAAACGCTAGTCGAGGATGGAACTGCGTATGATCAAGACTTCAATTTGAGGAAAGAAGAATGACAAACAGAGAATATATGGCTAAACAATTATCTGATCCCGACTGGATAGATGATGGCGGAGCTTCTTATATATCAATGGTCGAATATAACATAGATTGTCCGTATTTTGTCGGAGATGAAAGATGCCATTGCAGAGACATGGAAAAAGAACCAACACGAAGAGAATGTGGTCAGTGCAAACTGGAATGGCTTGAAGCAGAGGTGGATGAATGAAGTGGCTTGTATACGCTTTCTATCCGCACCTTGGCATTCCTGTCAGAGTTCTTGATTTTAATAGCAAGAGGGAAATGCTTGATTATGTTTGCGGTCTGCGTATGACTGATACACCATATGCAATTCAAGATGTATCGAAAAAAGATAATCCACTGACGATTGATGTTGAATATGGCGATTTGGGCAAAAAGAAAATGATTGAAATGTTAAAAGAGTGGGCAGAGGTGAATGATGAGTGATTTGATCAGCAGACAGGCGGCGATTGATGCGCTTTATGATTGGAGTGAACATAGTATGACTGATGCTGAAGCATGGCATATCAGGCAAGTTATTGGTGATATAAAGTCTATGCCATCCGCACAGCTAGAGCGCAAGACGGGACGGTGGATAGACGCTGTTCTGCCAAATGATAACGGCGGTTTGCCTGTGCAAGTATGCGATCAGTGCAACACGTTTTTCCCGTTGGCGTATACAGGTGGAGGACATCGCTTCTGCCCTTCATGCGGAGCAAAGATGGACGAGAGGAAAGAAGAATGATCACAAACTTAATTACCGGACTTTTTATCGGAATCCTTATCGGAATTCCCGTCGGGGCGTATGGATTCAAAAAAGCTCTGCTGGCTTATCTGCACGGAGAGTTTGAACGGATAGGAAGAATGATAGAGGAAGAGAAGAATGAGCAAAAAACTTGCTGAAGACAATGCGATCGGAGTACAGGCAAGACCGGAAGAAGCGTTAGTGTGGTTTGCGCTGTGTAAGAACTGCAAGCGTGACTGCCCGAATCCGCTGTGCTGTGATGATTACATGAATGCAATTAGGAGGGTCAATGGCAAAACTGATAAACGCTGATGCGCTGAAGAAGTATTTCCCAAAAGACGAAGATTGGGAATATTCGGTCAACACAAACGAGTACGTTTGTGAATGCATTGATGCACAGCCGACAGTAGATGCTATCCCAATCAGTTACCTCGCAGAAGAGTACACGCTGATCATGAAGATACTGAAATGGAGACATGATATTAGCAGAGAATACAGAGAGGAACTGAAAAGAGAAGCAAAGTATATGAAGGGATGGATAAACCATTATCGATATGAACAGGGTTTGGGCTTCAATGGATGGTTATGGAAAGCGTTAACTGACGAAGAACTTGCACAGATGGTAGAGGAAGAACATGACACGGCTAATTAATGCAGATAAAATACCGTACGAAACATGTGAGGTATCGCTCGGAAACGGCAATTACGAAACGGTTAACATTACATATGAAGGCGATATTGATGCGATGGAGACAGTAGACGCAATCCCTGTCGAATGGCTTGAAGGTCTGCACAAAACAGCACAGTCCGAAGAAGCGGACAGGATGATTGATGAAATCATCTCGTTATGGGAGGCGAGAAAAAATGAGCGATGAGTTTACATTTACTCTGAATAATCCGCTGACAGAGGAACAGTGGGATATGATAAACGATGTTGATTTTGACCGCACTGACAGCATAACATTTCACACAAAGCACGGCAAAGATGTTGAGTTTGCAAAGGTCAGACACGGAAAATGGTTTTATAAAGATGATGATATGGAATTCTATGACACATACACATGCTCGGAATGTGATTTCGAAATCACGGTAGATTCAGAGGAAAGATGCGACATGGGAGTGGTGATTGAGGATGTGTTGTACTGTCCGCACTGCGGTAGCAGAAACGTAGTAGAAACCTGGAACGTACCGGATTGGAGAAAGAAAGATGACGAGAGATGATCATCAGAAGATACTGAACATCGCCGATATGATTCAAGGCGAAATCAACCGGATGTGTGTGACAGGCGAAATCGCAGAACTCGACACGATGGCATTCTATGCCGAGGAGAACATAAAGAGGCTGAGAGATATGAGGTACAGAGAACTGACAGGACAGGAGGAAAAATGACAGACAACGAAGTAAAAAAGCATATGGAAACTGCGGCAGGATTCAACAAAGAAGGCGAAGCGTACGTCCATTCTGAGTATAAACTTGGCGACAATCCGCTGATCGTTGCAGGAGACAGCATCGTTGTGATTCGCATCATCGAAAGGATCGCCACAAGACTAGCAAAAATCTGTGGGCAGGAATTTGACGATATTATCGAGGCAGTGAAAGAGATGCACGATTGGGACGCAGAACTGATGAGGAACTGACGGCCAAGCGGGGGAACAGAAAGCATGGGTGACGAGTGGTGGATAGACGGCTGGATCTCGATTTGGCTGGACAGGCAGACAAAGGAATTACAGGAGGCGATTGGTGGAGTTAGAGAGGCTGAGAGAAGTCAGGCACATTCAGAGAGAGATAGACGAGCTGGAACAACTGAAGAAGTATCTGTATTATCCGGTCGGCAGTCCGAACTTAACATCTGAAGGATTCGGCAGCACTCCTGGCGATCCGACGGTCCGCGCTGTCAATGCGATCAGGGAGGTCGAGGAACAGATCTGTGATATCCAGAATCGTCTGGCAAAAGAGGTATCTGATATCCTGGACTGGATCTACAACGACGTTCACCAGTCAGAACTGAGGCAGATCTTTATCTGCCATTATCTGCAGGGTATGTCATGGGAGCAGACGACCAGGCATGTGCTCGGATATGTGGGCACTGAATCTGCGAGAATGAGAGTTTACAGATTCTTTGGAAAAGTGTAACGGAATGTAACGGTTTTATTCTGTAAACTAATATCATGAATCAGAGTGAAAGGGGAGGCTATGGTGAGCGGCTTCCCTTTTTCATGCGGCGATGGGAGCGGTTGTCATCATTTCAGCCGCATGCGCGATAGGACACTTTCCTTCTATGGACCGCTCTCATTTATCTGGAGGCTATATGACTGAGGCAGATGTGATCGATATCAGCTGGATGAATCCGGAACAACTCAGGACACATCTGCGCAGAACATCAGAGCTGACTTCCTGCCCGTGCATGCGATGTGCATCAGTGTGTGACTCGGTGCAGTCTGTCGAGAACTGCGACGCTTATCATCTGTGGTACTGGCAGATGCTCCGGAAGAGGAAGAAACATGAAACAATGGGCTGAGACATTCTACAAATCGGCAGCATGGAAGCAGACACGCACAGCGATCATGGCGCGAGACAGATGCCTGTGCCAGGATTGTCTGGGCAAGGGCTTGGTCGTGCCGGCCGAGGAGGTGCATCACATCATCGAGCTGACACCGGAGAACATCAACGATCCAAGCATCACATTAAACGAGAAGAATCTGATCTCTCTATGCAGAGAATGTCACAGGCAGAGACATGGATCGAGACGGCGGAGATATTTCGTCGATGAGTTCGGACGGGTGCACACCGAATAGCCCCCCCGGGGTCTGAAACCGGCACGCACAGCGCGGGACCGATGCCCCAAGTCTTCTTTTTGAGATAGCGACCTAAACAGGCAGGAGTAAACAGGAATATGGCGAAGTACACCGACTATATCTTGAAATACTATCAGCAGATCGAGGATGGCCGGATTACTGTCGGAAAATGGGTCAGATTGGCGTATGAGATGATCATTGACGGCATCGAGAAGAAGCGTTTCTCGCACGACCTGAAGAAATCCAACCACGCAGTCAGCTGGATCGAGAAGCACTGCTTCCATACGGAAGGCAGATTGGCCCCGAATCCGCTGAAACTCGAACTTTGGGAGAAGGCGTTCATCTCGGTCATGTTCGGGATCGTCAACGAAGAGGGCGACCCGGCATTTAACGAGCTTTTTCTTGTTGTGGCGCGAAAGAACGGCAAGTCTCTGCTCGGATCTGCGATTTGCCGGTACAAATGGATAAACGGCGGATTCGGCGCCAGAGTCTACAATGTTGCCCCAAAACTTGACCAGGCTGACATCGTCTACGGCAATGTCTGGACGATGACCACCTTAGATCCGGAATGGCAGGAGAAAGAACGGCTGCGGAAAGAGCGTGACGCACACAAGCGCAAAATCAATGAGGAAGACCCGACGCAGGAGAAGCATCGCATGGGAGATCTTTATCTGCCGGCGACGACTTCGACGATGAAGAAGATTGCATTCTCTGCAAAGAAATCAGACGGATTCAATCCGTCTTTGTTTTTGCTCGACGAGGTTTCTTCCTGGGAAGGCGACAAAGGTCTGAAACAGTATGAAGTCATTACTTCCGCGTTTGGCGCCCGTCCGGATGCACAGGCGCTGTCGATAACCACATCCGGATACATCAACGACTCTGTGTTTGATGAACTGATGAAGCGTTCAACGAGTCTGCTGCTGGGCAACTCGAAAGTAACGAATCTGTTTCCGTGTCTTTACATGATCGATGACGAGGACAAGTGGAACGATATCGAGGAACTGAAGAAGTCGAATCCTAACCTGGGCGTTTCTATTCGCGTAAAGTTCCTGCTGAACGAGATTGCCAAAGCCGAAGAATCTCTGTCGAAGATGGCGGAGTTCAAAACAAAGTACTGCTGCATAAAGCAAAACTCTTCGCAGGCTCTGTTCGACACGAAGACCATCAACAAGTGTGCCGGTGAACATCTGGATCTGAATGACTTCCGGGGATGCTACTGCGTCGGCGGTATCGACCTGTCGCGCACGACCGATCTGACAGCCTGCTGCGTGGTCATTGAGAAGAATGGCGAACTGTATGTCATTTCGAAGTTCTTCCTGCCTTCCGAGCGTATTGACGAGGCAACAGCGAAGGATGGTGTTCCATACCGGGCTTACATCCAGCGTGGTCTGCTGCAGCCTTCCGGAGATAACTTCGTTGATTACAACGACTGCTTTAATTGGTACAAGGCTTTGCTATCGGACTACGAAATCATGCCGTTGAAGGTCGGCTATGACCGGTACAATTCGCAGTATCTTACGCAGGACATGCGGAACTACGGCTTTCATATGGATGACGTATTCCAGGGCTTCAACCTGTCCGGAGTAATTGATGAGCTGTTTGGACTGATGAAGGACGGCAAAGTTCATATCGGAGACAACGATCTGCTGAAGATGCATCTGCTGGACTCGGCAGTGAAGATAGATTCAGAATCACAGCGCAAGAGGCTGATCAAGGTCTCTGCCAACGTGCATATCGATGGAGTCGCGTCCCTTCTGGACGCAATGACCGTCAGACAGAAGTGGTATTCAGAGATTGGCGGTCAGTTAAAGAATGAGAGGTCATGATGGGACTGTTTGATTTCATTTTTAAAAAGCCGAATGTGGACCGGGCGAACCGCAATGACGGCTACTTCAAAACCTTAACGGCCTACCGCCCACATTTCACAACATGGAACGGTGAACTGTATGAGTCGGAGCTTGTCCGATCGGCGATAGATGCCAGGGCACGGCACATCTCGAAACTGAGAGTCGAGATCATCGGCAACGCGCAGCCGACGCTTCAGACAAAACTGAAACTGAAGCCGAACAATTGGCAAACGTGGGGACAGTTTCTATACCGGACTTCGACCATTCTGGACATGCACAACTCATGCGTCATTGTTCCGGTTTATGATTCCCTGATGAATCCGGTCGGATACTATCCGGTACTGCCGACGAAGTGCGAAATCGTGCAGTCTGATGGCATTCCGTTCCTTAGGTTTGAATTCACAAAGGGCCAGAGGGCTTCGACGTATCTCGAAGAATGCGCGATCCTCACAAAATTTCAGTACAAAAGTGATTTCTTTGGGGAAAGCAACGGAGCACTGGATTCCACAATGGACATGATCCACATGGACAAACAGGCGGTAGATGAGGCAATCAAGAATGGTGCCTCATTCCGGTTCTATGCGAAGCTGAACAACTTCTCATCTGCGGAGGATCTGAAGAAAGAACGCATCCGGTTCTCAGAAGCGAATCTGAAGACATCCGAAGGCGGTGGTCTGCTGCTGTTTCCGAACACCTATGCAGACATCAAGGAACTGACGAATCAGTCTTATACGGTTCCGGAAGCGGAATTGAGAGAGATCCGGACGAATGTCTATAACTACTTCGCAGTGAATGAGGATGTGCTGCAGTCCAAAGCCTATGGCGACGCATGGTCTGCCTTTTATGAATCGGCGGTCGAACCATTCGCCATTCAGTTCTCGGAGACGATGACATCGGCAATCTTTACAGACAAGGAAAGAGCGTATGGGAACATGCTGATGGCGACTGCGAACCGGCTGCAGTACATGACAACCACAGAGAAACTGAATGTTTCCTCGCAGATGGCCGATCGGGGAATCATGAACAGAGACGAGATCCGCGAGATCTGGAATCTTCCGCCGCTGCCGAATGGACAGGGGCAGGCGTACACGATCCGCGGTGAATATTATCTGATGAACGAAGACGGAACGTTCACAAAGGAAGGAGTCACAGATGGCAATCAGGGATAACAGAGAATACAGAAATGCCGGCACGATCGAGAAGCGTGACGCAGATGACCAGCTGTTCTTCGCCGGCTATGCATCTACGTTCGAACCGTATCTGCTTTTTACTGACGGCGACATGGAGTTCTATGAGGAAATCGATAGGAATGCATTTGCCAACACAGATATGACTGATGTGGTTTTCCTCAGAGACCACACAGGAAGCGTCCTGGCGCGCACAAAGAATGGCGCGATTGAACTATCGGTCGATGCTCACGGGCTTTATACGGTCACGGATTTGAGTCGTACAGAGCGTGCCAGAGAGATGGCTGAGGACATTGTTGCCGGCAACTACACACAGATGTCGTTCTCGTTCATCGTCGGAGACGACACATATATCGAGAACGGCAACCGGATCACCCGGCACATCAATTCAATAACTAAACTATTTGACATTTCAGCAGTGGCATTCCCGGCAAATCCGGGGACAGACATCGGCTTGTCATACCGGTCTCTTTTCGACGGAGTGATCGAGAAGAGGGAAGCGGAGAGACTGAAATCCGAGATGATGGCCAAAGCAAAAGCCCGGCTGAAATTGAGGCTGAAACTGGAGGAAAACCATGGAAATTAAGGAAATGAACATGGAACAGGTCGAGGCTCGCATGGATGAGATTCGCGGTCTTATTGACAGCGAAGACGCAGACATCGACGCGCTGACCGCAGAGACAGATGCTCTGATCGAACAGAGAAATCTGCTCATCAAGAAGGCGGACGAAAAGAGAAGTCTGCTGGATAAGGTTGCCAAGAGCAACATCGAACCAATCGCAAAAGTTGAGGAGAAAAAGGAAATGGAAGAAGTAATCGAAACAAGAAAAGCAGAAATGCTTGACGCTCTTGCTGAATACATCAAGGGCAACGCAACACCGGAGCAGCGCTCTCTGCTCACCACAAACGCAACAAACGGACAGGTCAAAGTTTCCGACATCGTTGATGATTTCATCTGGACTGACTGGGAAAAGTCTGACATCCTGTCCCGTATCCGTAAGGTCTATGTCCAGGGCAACTATTCCGTCGGCTACGAAGCATCTGCAACGCCGGCGACAAAGCACGTTGAAGGCGATGACAGCACACTGCCGACAGAAGAAGTCCTGACGCTGAACTACATTGAATTCGTTGCGCAGTACTACAAGAAGTGGATCACTGTTTCCGATAGCGTCCTGGCACTGAAGGGCGAAGCGTTCATGCGTTATCTGATGGACGAATTCGGACATCAGCTTGCAATGGCTCTTGAAAAGGCAGTCATCACGGAGATCCAGACATCCACGCTGACTGCAAAGGTCACAGGTGCGATCGACAACACGGCAGTCATGAAGGCGTTCGCGGTCCTGTCTGATGAAGCAGCCAATCCGGTTGTCATCATCAACAAGACAAACTATGCAGCAATCATGAATGCCCGTGCTACCACAGGCGCAAAGATCGAAGATCCGTTCAATGGTTTCACAGTCCTGTTCAACAGCAATGTCACAGGCCTGCTCCTGGGCGATCTCGACGGTGTTGTTGCGAACTTCCCGGAAGGCGAAGACTTCAAGTTCATCATCGATGACAAGTCTCTCGCTGAGAAGGACATGGTCAAGATCGTCGGCAAAATCCTCGCCGACATCCACCTCGTCCGTCCGAACGGCTTTGCCTCTGTCACGGCTGCATGATGAAGGCCCGTGTGCTTAAAGACGCAACTCTCGAGGTCAAAGCGGGCCAGGTGGTGGAACTGTCAGAAGAACAGTTCGCCCTTGCCGAGAAGCTCGGACTTGTTGAGTTCGTCCCGGAAGCAAAAACAACAAAGAAGAAGTCTGCAAAATAGGCTTCTTCTTTTTTCCTTGTGAGGTGAGCAAATGGACGCTTTAGGAAAAATCAAACTCGCAATGCGGATAACTACAGACGCGTTCGATGAAGAACTGACGGATCTGATGAACGCCGGTCTTGCCGATCTCGGTATTGCCGGTGTCAACGGAACCCAAGCGCTGATTACAGATCCGCTTGTGAGAACGGCGGTTATTACCTACTGCAAACTGCGCTTCGGCTCACCCGACGAGTATGACCGGTTAAAAGCGGCATACGATGAGCAGAAAGCGCAGCTGAGCACGGCGACCAATTACACGGTCTGGAGTGTCCAGAATGGACAGATCTGAGGTCGTCGCGCTGATCGCGCAGACATATGAGCAGAACGAATACGGAGTCCTTGAGTCTCACGAAACGCAGCGGAACATCTTTGTACAGGTCACATCGGTGACCGGCACGGAATGGTTCGAAGGCGGACGGAACGGACTCAATCCGGAATTGCGGTTCATTGCGTTTGCGCCGGATTACCAGGACGAAAAGATCCTGGAATATAACGGGAACAGGTACACCATATACAGAACTTACATCGGCAGGAATGACACCATTGAACTTTACACCGAAAGGCGAAAGGGCAATGAGTAGAACAATCGGTGTGAACGACCTGCGGAGCGCCGTAGATGAGATCCTGTCTGACTATCAGACAGAAGTCTCCGAAGCAACAGCGCAGGCAGTCGAAGAAACTGCGGACGATGCGAAGAAGAAACTCCGGTCTGCCGGCAGTTTCAAAGGCACGAAGTACCGCCAAGGATGGAAAGTTCAGCTGAAGAAGCACCGGCTTTACACCGAAGCGACAGTTTACAATGCAAAGCAGCCCGGTCTGACACATCTTCTGGAGTTTGGCCACGCGCTTTCCAGAGGCGGACGGAAGATCGGCGATGTCCGTGCGTTTGAACACATCGCTCCGGTCAATAATGCCGTACCGGATGATTTTGAGAAGAATTTAAAGGAGGCAATCGGATGACATTTGAAGAAGTGAAACAGATTCTGAGTGAAACCGGATTGCCGTTCACTTATTACTCATATCCGATCGGTGAGGTGCCGAATCTGCCGTATATGGTGTTTTATTACCCGAACACAGAGAACTTCGGGGCTGATGATGTGGTCTATGCACACATTTCAGCGCTGAATGTCGAACTGTATACCAAGAACAAAGACTTCCAGACAGAACGGGCGGTCGAATCCGTGTTCGAAAACCATGGGCTGTTCTGGGATAAATCTGAATCTTATTTGGATTCAGAACACATGTATGAAGTTTTGTACGAAATGGAGATAAACATAAATGGCTAATAAGATTAAGTACGGTCTTAGCAACGTTTATTATGCAGTCATCACATACGGTGAGAACGGTGCGGAATCCTATGGAACGCCTGTTGCGATGCCGGGCGCGGTCAATATGACGCTGTCACCGGAAGGCGAAACAAATCCGTTCTATGCGGATAACATCACCTACTGGACATCGACAACGAACAACGGCTACACAGGCACTCTCGAACTCGCGCTTGTGCCGGACGCATTCAAGACTGATGTGCTGGGCGAAACCGCTGACACTGCAGGAGTCCTGTTTGAAAAAGCGGATACTCCGACAAAGGAATTTGCGCTGCTCTTCCAGTTTGAAGGCGATGACAAGGCAACGAAGCACGCAATGTACAGATGCGTTGCGACAAGACCTGAGGTTTCGTCCTCGACTAAGGAAGCAGGCATCACACCTGTTACTGAAAAACTGAATATCACAGCAATGGCAAGAATCTCTGACCATGTTGTTAAGTCCGAATGCAAGTCTGAATCGAGTGCTTATGCAACGTGGTTCGATGGAGTTTATCTGCCGGCATAAGGAGAGAACATGGAAAAGACAATCGAAATCGATGGGAAAAACGTTAAATTCAAAGCCACAGGAGCAACGATCCGCCTCTATAGGCAGATGTTCCAGAGAGATATCCTTGCCGATATGGAGCATGTCAGATTAGCGACACAGGGCGAAACCATGTCCGCAGACGCTCTGAACATGTTTGAGAACATGGCTTATATCATGGCAAAACAGGCAGACCCGACCATTCCCGACACTGCGGATGACTGGTTAGACGGTTTCGATATGTTCTCTATCTATAAGATTCTTCCGCAGATTGTTGAACTGTGGGGAATCTCTAATGTGACTCTTTCGAATAGCAAAAAAAAAGCAACAGCAAAACGAGCAGACCATTGACAACAGGTCTGTTTCTTTTGCGTTGTGTTCAGATGGGAATTCCGATGTCCGACCTGGATCTGTTGGACATCGGGATGATCCTGGACATGATGATTGAAAGCGGAAATGATGACGCTGATTATGAACGGACAGCCACACAGGCTGACTTTGACAGATTCTAGGAGGTTGTATGGCTAGCAGGATTAAAGGTATTACTATCGAGATTGATGGCAATACAACTAAACTGACGGATTCGCTGAAGAAAGTCGATTCGTCATTAAAAGACACACAGTCTCAATTAAAAGATGTAAACAAACTGCTGAAGTTAGATCCGGGAAATGTTGACCTGCTCAGGCAGAAACAGGACCTGCTGACTAAGGCGGTTAAAGATACAAAGACAAGACAGGAAGAGCTGAAGAAGGCTCTTGAAGACGCAAAGAATGCCGGATCTACGGAAGAAGCGCAGAGGCAACAAGATCTGCTGCAAAGAGAACTTGCCGAGACAAGTCATTCTCTTGAAGATTATGAGAAGCAGTTACGGAACTGCAACCCGGCACTTGAATCATTCAGCACAAAAGCAGGTGAGATTGCCGAGAAGACACAGAAACTGTCGGCTGGAGCCGGTATCGCAGCCGGTGGAATGATTGCAATGGCCGGCAAAGCAGCAGCGACAGCGGATGACCTGCTGACCATGTCTAATGTCACAGGGTTCACGGTCGAAGAACTGCAGAAGATGCAGTATGCGTCAAGTTTCATCGATGTATCGATGGAGACCATGACCGGATCTATCACGAAACTGACCAAGAACATGGAGTCCGGAAACGCCGCGTTTGATACCCTGGGCATCTCTGTCACGAATGCAGACGGCACGATGAGAAGTGCGACTGAAGTTTGGTATGAGACTATCGCCGCTCTCGGACAGGTCGGAAACGAGACGGAACGTGACCAGCTATCGATGGATCTGTTTGGCAAATCCGCCATGGAGATGGCTGGTGTTGTCGATGACGGCGGGCAGGCTCTCAAAGATTTAGGAGCGGACGCAGAAGCAACGGGCAACATCCTGAGCGGAGATGCAGTGGCGGATGCGGTCGCATTCAATGACCAGATAGACGAGTTAAAGGGCAAGGCAGAACAGGCATTCTTCAGTGCCGGCGCTGCGCTTGCGACCGAGTTAATCCCGGCACTGGAGAAGCTCGTTGATGTGGTGACAAGCGTTCTGTCGTGGTTCGGAAACCTTGACGGCGGAACACAGGCTTTTATTTTGACAGTACTCGGCTTGGTGGCTGCGATCAGCCCGATCGCCGGTATCATCTCGACCATCACAGGATTGGCAACGGCGTTGAACGTTGCGATGCTGCCGATGATAGGAACTATCGCTCTGATTGTCGCCGGAATCGCAGCGGCGGTGGCGATCGGCGTGGCGCTGTATCAGAATTGGGATACCATCAAAGCGAAATCCGGTGAGCTGTGGGATGCAATCAAGCAGAAATTTGAAGGCATCAAGAACACGATTTCCGAGAAGATCGAGGCTGCGAAAGAGAAAGTCCGTTCGGCTATCGATGCAATCAAAGGCTTCTTCAATTTCTCATGGAAACTGCCAGATCTGAAGATGCCACACTTCAGCATTCAGGGCAGTTTTTCTCTGAAACCGCCCAGTGTACCGCACATCGATGTGCAGTGGTATGACAAAGCCATGGAACAGGGCATCATGCTGAACGGTGCAACGATATTCGGAGCGATGAACGGCAAACTTCTCGGAGGCGGTGAAGCCGGGTCAGAGATGATCATTGGCACAGATGCGCTGATTAAAGCGATGAGAAGCGCACAGCCACAGCGGAATATTGTCATCAATGCAACATTCAACGGCGATGTGGACAGCAGTGACAGAGTGCGTCAGATTGCCGAGAAACTTGCTGAGTTCACAGCGCGGAATGACGAGGTGTTCGGATGAATACATTGATTTTTAACGGAAGAAATCTGGCCGACTTCGGCGTTTTCGTCGACCATAGCCGTACGTTTCCTGTACCGGAACGAGATGTCGAGTTCTTCGATGTTCCGGGCAGAAACGGCATTCTTTCTTTTGACAATGGCCGATTTACAGATATCGATATAGTTTTCCCGTGCTTTATCCGGGAGAACTTCGTCACCAATTACAGAAATCTCGAGGAGTATCTACAAACATGTAGAGGATTCTGCCGGCTTGAAACATCGGCGGAATCTTCTCATTTCCGCAAAGGTGCGCTTGTGGGCGGAATCCAGCCGAGAACAACAGCCTTCAACAACGGCGGATTCTTTGACTTGCAGTTCAGATGCCACCCACAGAGGTGGCTGAAAAGCGGTGAAACAGCCGTTTCATTCACAGCGAACGGAACTATCACCAATCCAACGTTGTTTGCCTCAAAGCCTCTTTTGAGGGTCTACGGCAAAGGTGCGTTCGTTGTGGGCAACACGCAGATTACTATCTCGGATTTCGACACATACACGGATATCAACTGCGACTTGATGGAGTGCTACAAAGGCGCAACAGACTGCTCTGAGTTTGTGACCATCTCCGGGAATGATTTCCCTGTGCTTCAGCCAGGTTCTAATCAAGTGCAGTTGGGCAGTGGCATCACCAAGATTGAAATCACGCCGAGGTGGTTTGCAATATGATTCCTATCCTGTATGCATGGACGGAGAAGAACTTCGTCACTGAAGGCTTGGGAAGGCTTGCCGAAATCACATCTATCACCGTCACAGAAGAACGGAACGGCACATATGAGTGCGAGTTTCAGTATCCCGTTGATGGCAAGATGTTCGGAAAGATTGCGCTCGGTAGCATCGTTTACACAACACACGATGAGACCGGGAATCCACAGCCGTTTCAGATTTATCGGAGAAGCGCACCGCTCAATGGGCTGGTTACATTCTATGCAGAGCATATCTCCTATCGGCTGAACAAGATTGTTGTGAGACCATTCACTGCGAGTTCCATCACGGAAGCTATCGGCAAAATCGTGCCGAATTCCATGAATACAAATGAGTTCACGTTCTGGACTGATAAATCCGTATCGTCTAAATTCACACTGAAGACTCCTAGAACCGTCCGGTCACTGCTGGGCGGAGAACAGGGGTCGCTATTAGATGTATACGGCAAAGGCGAATTCGAATGGGACAAGTTCAACGTTCGTCTCTATACCAATCGGGGCAGAGACACTAAAGCAACGATCCGGTATGGAAAGAACCTTACTTCGTTAAATCAGGACATCAAGAACAGCGGAAGATACAACGCTATCGCACCGTATTGGACTGATTCAGAAGGCAACACGGTCACGCTTCCGGAAGGATATATCGTTTTTGAGAGCGCAGTCATCGATGACCAAGCCTTAGTCAATGAAGGTGGCATTCATCTCATGGCGAACGGACAGGATCTGATGGCAACAGCCTTTACTGTCGAAGCAGCCCCTGTTGATTTCTCATCGGATTTTGAGGAAAAACCCACAGTCGAGCAGTTACGGGAGAGAGCCACAGCGTACATGCGTGACAACACACCATGGACGCTCACGGAAAACGTGAAAATCTCATTCGTGACTCTTTGGGAAACCGAGGAATACAAAGCAGTCGCACCGCTTGAAAGATGTTCCCTGTGTGATACGGTCAACGTTTACTACGAGAAGCTGAACATCACAGGACGGGCGAAAATCATTCGTACTGTCTACAATCCGCTTCTTGAACGCTATGTCGAGATGGAACTCGGTGAGCCGAAAAAATCCATCGGACAGGTCATTCAGCAGAAGGTGGTTTCTGAAATCGTTCAGCAAGTGCCGACCGTGTCGACCATGCAGTCAGCCATCGACGCAGCCACAAAACTGATTACAGGCGGATTCGGCGGATATGTCAGATGGACGTATTTATCTGACGGCACTCCTTCAGAGCTATTGTTCTTAGACACACCGGACATCGAGACGGCGGTCAATATCCTTCGTATCAATAAGAATGGCATCGGCTTCTCTAATGACGGTGGCAACACCTATCGCACCGCATGGACGCTCGATGGTCATTTCGTTGCGGACTATATCGACACCGGAACACTGAATGCAAATCTCTTGAAGGCTGGAATCATCATGGATGCCAAAGGGAAGAATTATTGGAACTTGCAGACAGGTGAGATTTCCATCTCATACGATCCCGGCGAGGGAGGCGAAGTCACTAGAGCAGACCTTGCCAGAGTCGAGCAGAACGCACAGAACTGGGCGAATGACGCAGAGCAGAATGCCAAGGACTACACCGATACAACATTGACAGGCTATGCGACTGAAGAATATGTGACCGGGTCAATCAACATCGCCAAAGAAGGAATCGAGACTGAATTCTCAGACACCTTCGCAACGAAAGCGGATACGGTCACTCAGCAGGTTCAGTATTACTATCAGTCAACATCCCCGACACAACTCTTCGGGGGGCAGTGGACAACCACAGCACCGACCTATAGAGATGGGATGTATATATGGACGAAACAGCGGTATTACAAGGGAACAGGCTCATATACAGAATCTGACCCGGTATGTATCACAGGTAATACAGGCGAAGACGGGCGCACAGGCGATGATGCACTGTATCTTTACATCACATCAAACGCTTCTACGATGACCGCGAAAGAGACACCGCAGAGCGTAACGCTGACAGGCTGTGTCGGCAAAGGTGACTCTGTGGATATAGATCCTAACGGCACGGTTTATCACTATGCATGGTATATGCAAAAGGATACGGAAAAAGAAGCGTTCTATGATTCCGGAAAGCGGATTCCGCTGACCATCAACGGCAATCTGTTTGAAGACAGAGCGCAGATGAGATTTACGCTTGTCGATGTTGATTTCTTCGAACTTGTAACGCATGACGGCACGGCAATCACGAATGCGTCCGGAACAGCAATAGAGGTGGGCTAATGATATATTCAGCACCGATAAATCTTGTAAGATACGATAACGGCAAGGTTGTCACGCTGACCGCCTCTGCCGGGGAATTCGTGTCTTATGACTACGATTTCGACAGACACACAGGAACATTTTTACCAAGCACGATAGAAATCACTGCCACCTATCAAGGAGACATCTCCTATGGTAAGTGGCAGTATTCGTCTAACGGCACGGACTGGTCAGATGTCACAGACTACACAGATGGAGTGACCGCAACGGCTAACAAACTGACGATTCAGTCATCTTCGTCATTGTTCGGAGAATCCAATACTTATATCAATTTCCGCTGTGTGGCGGATGACCCACAGTATGCGGATACCATCTCGATCGGGCGGATCGTTGACCCGGTAGTCATCTATCGGAAGGCATCTACGGAAATCAAGCAGAACAGCGATAAGATTGCGCTGATTGCGACTGCCGAGGAATTGAGTCAGTGGACTACCACAAGGACGATGGCAAAGCAGATGGCTGAAATCGATGTCAAAGCGGATGGCATCATGCAGACAGTGCAGGCAGATTATCAGACGAAGGACGCAATGGGCGATTATGTCCTGAGTACGAATCTGTCTAGTACCATCACGCAGACAGTCAACAATATCAATTTAGCTGTCGAGAACAAGTCGCTGGCAGACGCACTGAGCGATAAGGCATCCCGTTCTTATGTTGCTTCAGAGATTGACCAGGCAGTCGATGGTATCTCGGCGAATATTTGGGAGTCCTCTCAAGGTCAGAAGGTCTTGGCTGCGACTGCGAATCTTAACGCTGACGGTCTTCATGTCAGCACATCCGGTGACTCGTCAACATCGACTGTCACAGGTGCAGGCTTGGTTGTCACGAAGGAAGTATCCGGGTCAACGGTCACTGTTGCGGAGTTCACGAATGAACGAGTCTATACCAGAGACTTGAGCATCGCCGGGTATACGTCATTCGGTGCGCACCGTTGCGAAGGTATCAGCGGAAAAGAATGGGATGGCACATCGGTTGTAGGCACAGCATGGGCATGGGTAGGTAAAGTATCATGAGCAATATCAACGTAGGCACATCGTGGACAACGATATGCAATAACGACATTTCGTCAAACTATACGCTTGCCTATCAGATGTATCGTGGCACACAGGATGTTGCTAACAACAGGACATACGTCTACAGGCGAGTTCTTCTTATCGTCCACTATACAGGCGTTTCCGGTCCGGGCTGGGAAGCGTCCGGAACAGGCATGACCACATCTTCGCATCCGTCATCTACGGCTGATTTGTCAGTCGGTACGCATGTAGTGCTGACCGGAGAAGGATGGGCCAATCACAATAGCGATGGTTCATGGTCGCAGAACGTGTCCGGTGCTTATCGATACGGCTGGACAGGATCGTCATGGCAGTACGTTTGGGGAACAGGCACGAACACAGCCGTGCTTCCGTCACTGCCGAGAAATGCGACCATCGATACATTCAACAATTTCTATATCGAAGATGGCCTGACCATCACATATTCGAACAAAATCGCCGGGAAGACTCTGACATTCACCGTCAAGATGAATGACTTAAGCGATACGCTTGCATCACTTACTATCGCACAGGCAGCGGTCGGTTCTGAGACTATCAAGTTCACATTCACGGACGCTAATCTCACAAAGATTCGGACTGCACTCGGCAACAGCAAATCAGCGACTTTCACCGTCACTTTGGCAACGAGCGGAATCACTTCCACAAGCGTGGTCAAACCGACCGGAACACTGAAAGAATCAGAAAATGCTCCGACCATCGACACACCGACAGTCACAGAGGCTGCGCTCTCATCTCATGGTGTCGCAGCTCTTGAATTTGTGCGCTACATTGGCAAGAAGAAAGTGGTTGTCAATGTCACGCCAGCCACAGGCACATCGATTTCTACTGTGGTGCTGATAAACGGCACGGATCGTGTCAATTGTACGAAGTCAGGCAATACATGGACAGGCACTACCGGAGGTCTGCTGGAGAACAAAATCACCATTTCAGCGACCGATGCCAGAGGATTCACGAAGACGGCAGTGGTCAATGCATCTTCGTGGAAAGCCTATGCATATCCTTCCGTGAATGAGGTGGCTTTCGACCGCAACAATGCGACTACAACGGCTGGCTATATCAGACCGAAAGGCACTTATTGGAATGGCAAAGCCGGGAACACTACCAATAATCTGACATGGACTTTCACACTGAACAGCGGTTCGGCATCATCTGCACAGAGTTCAACGAAATCCGGAGCCAATTGGAGCGGTGATTTTTCGATCACTGCCGGGTCTGCTTACGAACTAGTGCGGACGCAGACATACACGGTCAAAGTCACTGCAAAAGATAGTTTCGGACAGACGCAGAGCAAGTCTGAGTCGATAGGCACAGCCGTTCTAACGCTCTGGCTCGGCAAAGTCACAGCCATCGCTCCCTATCTTCTCGCAGAGCATGACGTAGGTATCGGCAAGGGCGGAGCGGTGACAGTCAAACTGAGCGAAGTGGCATCGGATGTTGCAACGCTGAAGGGCAAGGTTGTCAAAACGAAAGAGGTCTACAACGCTACGAAAGCACTCAGCACAAGCAACGGCAACGCCATAACCTTCAGCAAGCCTAGCGACTTTACGGCATC